CGCTTATACCCTGACCCTCAAGATCATCGTCATAATGCTCATCTTTGATGAACAGCCCCACGGCGCACATCTGACCGTTGAACTCACAGTCATCGTCCTTGCCACGGTATACGCAAGCGTCACTATCCTGATCCAATGACGGGCCTTCCATGCCCATCAAATGAACCGAGGCTGCGTCAAATATCTTTTGTTGTTTCATTGGCCTGTCTCCCGTAATGCGCTTTCGCTGGCTGGCGAAAAACCAGATGCCAACTCATGTCTGATAAAACTAATCACGCCACGCAGCGTGTCTTGATCCCAAACAACCACTGTGCAAGTAGATGAGTTCCAAGCCATCTTGGGCGGCGCATCAAACACAACACGCCAATTAAGCCAACTGTCTTGCGTTGCGTCAACCTCGACATTATGAGGTGCGCATATGGACCGTAACTTTTCAATCGTTTTGTTCATTTGTCATTTCCCTTTTGCTATAAAAGATAACACCATACCTAATCCCAGAAAGTCCTAGTGTCAATAGCAAATGTAAATAAAATAATAGCTATTTTCACGAAAAACCGCCCCATTGATTTCATTGGATAATTTACGGTAAAAAAATCCACGTTAAATTTTACCGCGTTTAACGTAACGTAGAATGTTAAACAATATCAAAGAGTTAACGATTTACGGTAAGCACGGTAAAAACCCGTTTTACCGTAGATTGTTCAATAAAATCAATGCGTTATTTTACGGTAAGCACGGTACCCCCTTTACAGGGGGGTATATATACTACCCCCCCTTGATGTTAATCTAATGCAGCCGATACCGTGATAAAGACTTGCGCACTTGTGGGATAATGTGCTACTGATCGGGGACACTACAGCAGGGATTCGCAGCATGCCAAAAGTCGGGGAAAAAAATCCAAACGGGCCATCACTCAAACCGCAGCAACAAACGTTCCTAAATAACTTCCTGCACAAAGACATGACACAAACAGCAGCAGCCAGAGCCGCAGGATACAAACACCCAAACGTACAAGCCGTGCAACTACTCAACACACCACACGTTCGGGAACGACTAGAAGAAATGCGCGTCGAACTAGAATCAAAGTATGGAGTCAACATAACCAAATCTGTTCGGGATATGCAGATGCTCCGCGATGAAGCATGGGCCGCAGGGAACTATAGCGCAGCAATCAAAGCAGAAGAACTGCGCCTCAAAGTAACCGGCCTCATGGTCAACCGCAGCCACGTAACGCACGAAAAAATAGACAGCATGGATAAAGACGAAATCACTAAAAAACTGCAAGTCATCATGGATCGGGCTAAAAGCCGAATGATCGATGTAACACCTGAAGCAACAGAACCAGAACACTTAACAGAAATTAGCGAAAAGCCGCACTGATCGGGGCTGGGCTTGGCGGGTAGGGCCGCAGGGCCACCGTCGGGGCGACCTGAAGGCCCTCAGAAGGCCAAGTCGGGCCTTTCGGGGATCGGGGTACCCGAAGACTTGTTCGGGTTCTGTAGCCCCCCTCTCACAAACAAGTATTATGTTAACTCTTTTACCCCCGGTTGCCGGTAATCGGGCCGGGATCGGGCCGGGTCGGGGAACCCGCACAATTGTTCGGGATCGGGGTTCCGGGGAACATGCCGGGTACACTCCGGGTTCCGGGTAGCGCCGGGGGTCAACCGTTGACAGACCTTGACCACCTCCACTACCTCCACCACAACAACCCGAACAATTGTTCGCGTTTGACAAACAGGCCGGGGTCAGGCATCTTGGCATTGCATTACTCCTCTTTACTCAACTACCCCCGCTCGGCTAGGTTTCGCACTGCAACGGCGGGGGTTTTTTTATTTCAACTTTATTATTTTAACTGTTGACATGTGGGATAATGTGGGATACATGTTGTTTGTCTAGTAAATGAAAGGACAGACACATGAGAAAAGAAACACAGAAAATCATGTCCGCTTTCTTAAAAGGTGAGAATGCTTCTGCACAGCGGACTAATACAGACGGTCATAATGTATGGCTGCACGGAAACTTGATCGCGCAACGCAGTGAGGGTGACTATGTAGATTTCAGCCTTGCAGGTTGGCCTACAGTTACAACGCGGGATCGTGTCAACGGCCTGTTGCAACTCAGCGGCTCGGACTATCGCGTGTTCCAGAAAAACGGAACTCAATTTCTTACCAACGGTAAAGACGTTCGGGAAATTGGCGACAGTGAATGGATCGGGCTGAACGATGAGGCCCACAAAAATCGGGTGTCGGTGTAAACATGATGCTTTACATGGCCTATGGCATGAATACGAATCGTCGGGCAATGGAAGCACGTTGCCCGTTAGCTAAACCGATGGGCGGGTTCTACCTGCCAGATACTCGGCTAGTCTTTCGGGGCGTTGCTGATATTGTTCGGGATCGGGACAGCATTTGTCCCGTTGCGCTATGGGCCATCACGCCTAGTTGCCTAAAAGCACTGGATAAACTTGAAGGGTATCCAACGCTGTACAATCGGAGGAAGATTAACGGCGGCTGGTTAGTGTATGAAATGAATGACAAAAACTACGTCGGGCCTCCAAGTCAGCACTATTTTGACATGATACAGGAAGGGTATCGGGACTTCGGGCTTGATGATTATTGCCTTCGGGTTGCGGCAAACGAAGCGGGGAAAACAGAAGTCGCATAAACTTTTACCCGGTGTTAATTCACCGGGTTCTTTTTTGCCCGGAAGAGAACCCGAACAATTGTTCGTGTTTGATTCCCCGGAGCGCCCGGAGTCGCCCGGCCCGGTTAAATTGTACCGGGTAAACTTATTTAAAATACTTGTTGACCTAACACTTGACACATGTTATATAGGTATTAGCAAAAAGGAGATACGCTATGAAAACAGTTACTTACGAATTGCCTGACTTCTGGGCTACCGCGTTGTTTTATGATGACACTTCTGGTTTTGAATATGAAGATGAAAAGCCTTTTCAAGAGTTTTGCGAATATATGGTAAAGGAACACGGAACTTCTGAACCAGTAGATATGGATGAAGAGCCTAGCTTTATGAAGTACCATGACGCTACTTGGCTAGGTGTACTGGCTTGCAACGTCCACAAGTACACTTTTATTGAGAACAACGGCAACCCCAACACCAGCGCAAACGTGACACTTGCTCACACAATAAAGGCATAAAGCTATGAAACATTGGGAACTGGAACACAACGACAACCACATGCGGATTCAATGGAACGAGGCCGCAACTTTTAACTTTCAAATGCCAATCGGGGGGCAGTGGGTCGATTACCATTGTTTCACTTGCTACGGTATTGATAGCGATCAGGAAGCACTTGAACACGCCCATGAGGTTTTAAATGAAATGGAACCAGCATGAAACATTGGAGCAAGTTTAAAAGAGACTGGATTGCGGACGCAATGGAACACGGCAAGATGACACGCGAACAAGCGAAAGATTGCTGGGATAAGCAAGAGTATCGGGACTCATAACAATCGGGCCTGACCCTTCGGGGTCGGGCCTTCGGGATCGGGTCGGGATCAATCGGGATCGGGGTCGGGGTATTATATACCTCGGCCCTTTATCATATCCACACCGCACCACGCACACACAAACCCGAACAATTGTTCGGCTTTCCAACGGTTTGGAAATTGACTGAATTTTTTGAAAACTGACTAATAGTTTGCAAATTGACCAATGGTAAGAAAATTGACGCATAGTTTTAGAAACCGACCAATGGTAAGTAAATTGACTTATTGTTTTATAAACTGACTGTTAGTCAGTAAATTGACATATTGTTTTAAAAGTTGACCGTTAGTCAGTAAATTGACACAATGTTTTAAATACTGGCCGTTGGTCAGTAATTGTTTGTGAAATACACGTTAAAAGTGAAATTGACAGAAACCCCAAAAATAGCCCCATAGAAGACCATTAGACGTTTGCCTATGCCTAGGTCATGAAATTGCGAGTTGGCAATAATCTACTTTTTGGCGAGTGACTTGTTGTGTTTTTGTCACGTTAAATAATAATCGAATTTACTGTCTTAAAACCGAATTGACAGGCAGGTTGAAAATAGGGCTATATATATAGAGAGCGACACGGAATAACCCGTATAGCCTTATAGGAGAGTAAAAATGCCAGTACAGATTGACCATGCAGTAGGCGTCGAATGGGAATTGATCGTTCAAACTGGAAACTATTCCAGTGTCCAAATTGCAATGAATGATGCAGGTTTGGAGTTTATTAACGTCAAAACAGACGGCAGTGTATACCCTAATACACGCCCAGACCGTGACGGCAATGTAGGCGGCGAAGGAATTGAAGTAGTATTCCCGCCTATGGTGATTGACACTGATTTTGTCCAGACGCTTTCCCGTGTGGAAGCTGTCTTAAATACCTTTCAACCATATGTGAACGCAAAGTGTGGCATGCACGTACACGTATCAAATAGCCCTGTAAAAGCTGGGCAGGTTTGCGCGTTCAATGCAGCAAGCAAGCGTTTACGTCATGGTCGTTATTTATCTGATCTTCATACAAATGACGTTTGGTTTGAAGACCCCATCAATTCGCTTTTGGCTTGGGACGTTTGCTGCCGTTATGCCATGAACCAAACGCGCATCAATAATCACTTGGCAAAATCACGGTGGACCGGATGGCAGCGCAATAGCTCAAACTACGGTCATTATTGCCTTCCATTCAACAAAGTAGGGCATGACGCCCTATTAGCTCTTTCAGACCCGTCCATTGAAGAGACACGCGACTGCATCCAAGATCATCAGCATAGCGGCCGCTATAACGCAGTAAACTTGTCATGCTGGGGACGCAGCACCATTGAATTTAGACAGCACCAAGGCACGTTTGACGCGACCAAAACAGCCCAATGGTGCAGCTTATTACACCAGCTTTTCACATGGTCGCACACTGAGCGTATGGCAGTGTCTGAAGACCGCACCATAGAGACACCAGAAATGCCATTCAGACGCTCTAGAACGTCCCACAATGGTCTTAATCGTGCTGGTGTACTATATCGACTTATCAGACAGGAGGGCGGCATGCAGACCATCGAAATTATGAACGAACTAGGATGCAGCGCCAACAACGTTCGCACCATGATTTCAGAAGCAATCAAGCCCCGCCTAATACGTGAAGGTGCACGTTCTGGCTTTGATGTTAATGACGTTTTAATCAGACACCAGCAACAACACTTTGGCCGTTCCTATGGAGACGGTGATCAGTTCAATGGTTATGAAATCTTAAAGACTGTAAGCGTTACAGGTAGCTATGGTCTGCTACCGGAAAACCGCATTGGAACACATGGCATTTTTTCCGGCATCTCAGACAATGACTTTTCATTCTGGGAAGCTCGCGCCTATCAACTAGGTCATAACCTCAGAACATGGTCATGCTGGGACGGTCTCACCCGCTAAGTATTGCTTGCAGTAGGGACGCCCAGCGCGTCCCTATCACTGGCAATACCGCCAACATTGAGAGGATTACACAATGCAAGATACCAAACCAAATCGCGCCCAGCGCCGCGCCGCGCAATCAAATGGCAAGCCCAAATGCACAACGGCTCGTTGTGGTTCTAAGCTCACAATTCAGCATGTAGAATTGAAATTTCGCAACGAATTGCCGCGCCCACAGATTGACGCGCCTAGTCGCGCAACTCGCTTTTCTGGCATCACATAAACCGCGCGACACGCGCAAATCGGAATTGACCGGCAATTTTGCCGGTCTTTTCATGCGCGATGCCAAACACGAACAATTGTTAGCGTTTACAGGTACCCTATTGATTTTAAACGGTTTATCGGGATCGGGATCATATAAAGACGGCCCACCCCCTTTTCGGACTCGCACTCGGACACAACACTACACCAAGTTCCCCGCGCACGGTTCTCTCGAAAAATTTTTTTTATAAAAAAAATAATAATATGCTAAACGCTTGACTCAATCCCATAAACCGGCATACACATGATGTATGGAGGTGCGTTATGAATTGTTGGCATTGCAAGGCTGAGTTAATTTGGGGCGGGGATCATGAATTAGAAGATGATGAGAGCGAAGAGTTTAGTATGGTAACGAACTTGAGTTGTTCTGGTTGTGGTAGTTTAATTGAGGTTTATTTACCAAAGAAGGTAACGCGGCGTGTTCTTGCGGCGGTGTTGGAGCCGGGTTTAAATGCGTTATTTGGCACTGATTACGAGCGTTATGAGGAAGATAGTGATGGCGAAGTGGGGGTTTGATATGATTAACCGTGAGGAACACAAGCGTTTATTGGAGGAAATTGAGCGGTTGAAGGCTGAGAACAAGGAATTGCGTGAGTTTGTGGAAAAGTTTCAACGTAAGACAGCGGGGATGTATGAGTAATGGCAACGTTTAGAATTAGGTATGGCGGTGATTATGAGTTTGAGGGTCAGTCTTTATCTGAGGTTGTACCTGTAATGTATCGTCGCAAGTGGGCGAATGATTTTCCTTGTCCTGACGAGGGTGGATATATGCGGCGGACTGCGATTGAGATGTGTGAGTGGAACAAGGGGACTTATTATTATGACAGTAGGTCTAGTTTTGCTGATAGCATGGTTAGGAATGGCATGTTGGAGCGTGTTTCTTATATGGATTGATTAATTTGTTGTGATGATTTAGTCTTGGCGTGAGTTTTATTGCTTATGGGGACTATTGTTGCATGTATAATCCTAACGTTCCGTCTAGCAACATGGGCATAGCGCCGATTTCTGGTCAGCCTTCACAGCCTATGGGACCGGCTCCGATGGTTGGTCCTGCGCCGATGGGTCCGCCGCCCCCTATGATGGGTGGCATGCCGCCCCCTCCTATGATGGCACCGCCGCCTATGGCTCCGCCGATTGCTCCGATTACTGAGGGTTTGGGTGGATTTGGTGGTAGCAGTGCTGGTCGTGCTGGATTTAGTGAGCGCATGCAGCGCATGACTTCTCCGCCGAAGCCAAAGCCTATGCAGCCGCCGCAACAGATGCCGCAGCCTGTTCAGCGCATGTCGTATGGCGGAATGGTTGGTCAGGCGCAGAGGGCTGACTTACGCTATGTGCCTTCTTCTTCTGACCCCCGTCCTCAATTTCAGATTGGGCAACGCTTGGGCGGAATCCCGAACAACCACAATGACATGAATGGTGGCATGTCCTCCAGCATGATGCCTTATATGCAGTCTCCGTATCAGAATTTTGGCATGCCGCAGCAGGGTTCTGCTAATGCTTTAAATCAGTATGGCGAGTATTTGGATGATCAGTACGGTGATCCACAGTTTGAACAGAAGCGGAATAATTTTTTACAGGGTATTGCGCGTGAAGAGCAGCAGACTTTTGGCGGCATGCGCGGTGGCTTTATCGGTAGCACGTACGGCACAGCAACTGAACTTCCCAATCCTAATAGGAATCTTGAGAACAGCGAGTATTTGAGCGGCATTTTCGGTTCTGGTGGTTTATCTAATTATCAGGTTGCTGGTGCGCGGCCTATGGCTAACGGCGGTTCTGTTTCATCTGATCCTGTAAAGATGGCGCTTGGCGGTTTTATTGGCAATCCTTTGACTAGGGATTACAGCCGTGATTTTGGCGGCAGTGACAGTAGCTATGAGGATGAGGCTTATGGCGATGATGGTTATGGCAGGGTAGATTATGGTTTCGGCGGCGATAGTGGCGGCGGCGATGATAGTGGCGGCGATGACGATAATTATTATGGTTATTTAGATGACGATTATGTTTACGTTCCGCCTGTGCCTGATGCTATTGGTCCGCCTGTAGTTGTTGCAGAGGAATCTGGCGGCGATTCTGAGCAGCGCATGATTCAGGATTTAATTTACGGTCCTGCTGATCCTACTATTGGTCCTAACAACGCTGAAGAGGCGATTCAACAGGCGAGTGCTGATTTTAAGGCTGGTCGTGGTGACGTTGCTGATTTAACTCTTGCTACTTTAGTTAGTAGGATAGGTCGTGGTCGTGATGTTATGCCAGCGCGTCTTTCTAACGTTGATGCTATTTCTAGGGACTTTGCTGTTCCTGCGCCAGAGGACACGACTTTTTCTGATCCTGACGAGATTTTTGATCTTAGAAACCCGATTAGTTTAAACGCGGCTCAAGTTGTTGGCCCTAATTCCCGCACTGACGCTAGTGGCAATTTAATTCCGGGCCGTGCTGATACGGCTGCTGAAATTGAGGCTGGCACAGAGGCTGCTAGATTTGCTCCTGCTCCCCCTGAAGTTATGAGTTTTGATCCTAGTATTGGTGGTTCTGGTCCCAACCTTATTGGTCTTGGCCCTTCTGCTTCTGAGCTTGGTTTTGACGATTCAATTAAATCTCCAGTTCCTGTCACTACTACGTTAGCGGACGCTGCTACATTTACTCCTACACTTGGCGGTGGTTTTGGGGAACTTGGTGGTCGTGGTCAGCTTTCTGTTGATGAGGATGTTCTTTCTACTCTTGATCCAACACGTAGGCGTCCTGATATGTTGGGCGTTCAACCTTCTCAGCCTAATTTAGTTAGAGCGGGTAGTTCTGCACGGCGGGGCATTTTAGGACCGAAGGAAGATGTTAATTTAGGCAACGCTATGGCTGCGGCAGAAGCTGTTGATTCTGGAACAAGGCAGAACATTGCTGATTCATTTAACAACCGTTCAATACGTGAGAGTGAGATTGGTGGTCGTGATGATTTAGCTAGGAATCAGATGCTTGGCGGTCTTTTGGAGATTAATACACCTGAAGGTGAAGAGCGAATGAGGGCCGCAGCTAGAAGGGCAGAAATTTTAGGCATGCCTGCGGATCAGCAAGCTGCTGTTACAGCGTTTCCAATGACAGCGGGTCAGTTGAGTTCTCGCGATGGTTATGACCCTGCAATGGACGCTCCTGCTGGCGACATGAATCCGTTTATTGGCATTACTGATGTTGAGGCCGCAGCTAATGATGCTGTTATTCCTCAGAATACTAAAAACTTGTCAATTTTTGACATTTCTGAATTGGAAAATTTGGAGGAAGATTATTACAGGACAGGCGCGGGTAGTTCTGATTATGATCCTATGGCAGCGCAAGCTACGGCTGAAGCCCTTAAACGCGCTGAAGGTGATGTATCTGCTTTAGATCGTATTGCTGAAGCAAGAATGCCTACGGACGATATGCAGATAGTAGATGACATGCGTTCAGTTACTCGCAGCAGCCCTGAGTTTGCATCGCCCGTGGGTGACTTGGCTCAATTTGAACCTCAAGTTAGAGCCGCTTCATCCCAGACTGCTACTGTTTCTGATCCAGATGGCGGTGGCACAGAAGTTGATGATGTTGATATTTTCGGTGGCAATTTTAATCGCGACCAGTTTACGGATCGTGAATTTTATAAAAACCGGGAAGACCTTTATTCATTGTTTGGCCCTTCTAAGGGCGCAGAAATATTCAACAGTGCTGTTAAATCGTTGAGCATGGGCTTGATTGATTTGGACAAGTTGTCTGCCAAGCAGCGTGAAAAGGCTTTAGAGGCTTATCTTGAAACTGGTAAGCTGGCATATAACAAGGACGGCAAGTTAATTGGTGTCGAAGACCCTGACGGTAGAGCTATTTTGCTAGGGCCACAGCCGCCAAAAGACGAAGACAATATAGGCGGCGACGATGATGGTTGCCCCCCCGGTTTTCGTAGAATTAACGGTGTGTGTATGCCTATTCAGCGCGTTGCTGCTAATCCTGCTACGGCTATTTCTGATTCGATTAACAAGGCCACGTTGCCTAGCACGTTGCGTCCTATCGTTCGCGATGTTGTTGAAGATGATGATGAGGAAGAGGAAACACCTGACGTTGGTGGCTTGACCATTCGGCGTCCTAATTACTTTGCGGGTGGAGGCGCTGTTAGTGAGGGCATGGGTTCTGCGATTGATAGCTTTATTTCTGCTATGGGTGGCAGCGTAAAAAAAAAATCTAATGTAGCCCCTGTTGGCATGGCCCGTGGTGGTTATGTTGATATGAAGAGCGGTGATGGTTCAACTGTTAAGGATGGATTTGGCAATCCTGTAAGAACTCGCGTAAGTACACCGTCCATGAGCGATAGTGAAAAGGACGAAAGAAACTTTTCGTATGATCCTTTTCCTGATGATGTTTACGGCAGAGGCGGCAGGGGTGTAAATCTTGACCCCGTTGCTCCCGCATACAACTTCTACGCTGACGCCGAAGCCGCTCCTGTTTATCCTATAGCTATGTCCACAAGTGGTTCTGATGACAGTCTAGCGCCCGTTGGTCTGACACGTTCTTTGCGTCCACAGCTACGGCCTGCTTCGTTTGATCCGTATGTAAACAATGCGATTAGCAGCGTTCAAGACAACTACAACGATGGTTCTGTTGGGCCTACGATGCAGAACGCTGCGGCTTTAAGTATACCAACCCCTTCGCCTATGCCAATTTCAGTAATTCCAAGTTTAAGTAACCAGACGCTGAAAAATCGCGGGTACAGCCCTATTCAGCATAGCCCGTTATATGAAGAAGAGTTTGGTTACACCCCTGAAGAAAGCATTTTTAATGATTTTTCTTTAAACTTACAGCAGAATCAACTCACCGAAGATGAGATAGAACAGATGCGAATACGCGCTAGTAACCGCGCTAGAAAAGGCATTTTGAGCGACCCATATACAACTCAAGGATTGGGTGTAGATTACGCTGAACCCAAGCTATCTCCGGGCCTGTACGTTGATCCTGAAACTGGCAAACGGTCTACTACTATGTCTTACCGAGACCAAGCCTCTAAAGATGAAGCTATAAACGCTTTGAGGCTTATAGGTGGTACTGATGCACAAAAGGATGGGGACGCAAACACTAATGAACTTAGAGCTATTGCTGCAAGAAAATTAGTTGATATGGGTGTACCTAATAAGTTGCTTGGTGTTGCTACTGGATATTTAGACGCTACTCCCTATGGGGCTGGCACGGCACTTTTTGATGCTTATGACAGTAGTAAAGACACGGTAGGTTCTCTTGCTGAAGGTGATTTAAAGAGTGCTGGTAGAAACGCGGCAATAACAGGATTGAATTTATTAGGCGGGGTTCCCGGCGCTTTGCAGGCAGGAAGTTTGGCAAGGTCTGGTATTCGTGCTGGAACTAACAAAGCCGACGATTTTTTTAGGCAGCAGTTTTATAATTTTCAAGCTAATAGAGATGCTATGGCTGACGTAGTTCCCTCTACTCTTGCGCCTTACAGAAGCCAAAACGTCATTTCTACCAATGTAAATTCCAAAGTTCTTCAAAGAAATAGAGCAAAAGATGCTATGAACATACGGGCAGCGCAAGCTGCGTATGCAAACGGTGTACCAGAGCAGGCTATACTAAATAACTACGGAGTATCAGTTTACAGGCAAACTGATGTTAATGGACAAGTGGAACGTGTGCGCTTTGCTCACGCCGAACCTATAAATTCTGTAAATGATGTGGATTTGTCAAAAGTAACGGAGGCTGGCGTTCCTATTTCTCAAGCAATCAAATCTCAAAATAATTCTCCTGCGTCAGTTCCACCAAACAGAATACAGGGAATGAACACACTTAGACTTACGGAATTGACTGACGATGACATTGCTTATGGGGTCGGTGGCTCGGCATATGCTAACCCCACAGGACCGGGTGGTTACGTTACTTTTGGTAGACAAAGAGACCCACTTTCAGGAAGATTAAGACCCTTAACGCAGGGATACAAGCCATTATTGTTGCACGAAGTTGAGCATATAAAACAATATGACTCTTTTGCAAACACAAGAGATTTTGGACCGCAAGGTGGAATTTCTGGTTATTATGACTTTAAAAAACAAAAGTTAAATCAAATAAACAAACAGTTAAAAGACCCAAGCCTTACAGCAAATAATAGGGCTGATTTAATAGCTACGAGAGACGCTTTTAAAAATATGTCAGCAAGTGAAATGTATAATAATTCTGTAAAGGAATTGAAGGCTAAAGGTGCAGAACTTGGAAAGTTCGATTCAGCTTCTGGAAGCGGACCTATGGCTGTAAAAACTTTAAATCCTTTAGAGATTATCAACCCGTACTTCCAAACTAGGGGCGTTAGAACTTTGACTGAAAGGTTGAATGCGGCATTGGGTTCTAAATTACCCAGCGAAAACACTGCTATTTCAATAAGCAATACGTTAGAAAATACTGCAATAGCTCTTAGAAAAAAAGGTTTCAGCAATCAAAGAATTGATGAAATTATTGGTAATCTTTCAAGAAAATTAAAAGAAGAGTCTATTCAAAACTCAGTAGACAGACCCATGCAGGCAAAAATAAGCGATGAAAATACTATGGGTGATATTTTTGATGCTAGACGAACTGTTGATTTGCCTGCTTATAACAGACCGCTTAATGAAAGCATAAAATGAACGACCTAAATAACTTCGCGCAATATCTAACTGAAGAAGAGTTAGCGACAGTCGCTCCCATGTTGGAGCGGCTTTCGACGTTAGAAGACCGCGATGATCGTAGCCAGAATTATATGTCGTTTGTTAAGCACGTTTGGCCCCAGTTTATTGAGGGCAGGCACCACAAGATTTACGCGGAAAAACTACAGGCTGTAGCTGACGGTAAGTTAAAGCGTTTAATCATTAACATGCCGCCCAGACATACGAAGTCTGAGTTCGCCAGTTATTTATTTCCAACGTGGTTAATGGGCAGAAGACCTGACCTAAAAATTATTCAGGCAACGCACACGGCTGAGTTGGCGGTTGGCTTTGGTCGTAAGATTAAAAACCTAATTGAGACTGAAGAGTTTAAGGACGTATTTCCCACGGTTAGCTTGGCCCCTGATGCAAAGGCTAGTGGGCGTTGGAGTACCAGCGGCGGTGGTGAGTATTACGCGGTTGGTGTTGGCGGCGCGTTGGCTGGTCGTGGCGCTGATTTGGCTATTATTGATGACCCTGTATCAGAGCAAGACGCGCTAAGTACGACTGCGCTGGATCACATTTACGATTGGTACACTTCTGGCCCTAGACAGCGGTTACAGCCGGGTGGTGCGATTATTATTGTTATGACCCGCTGGTCTATTCGTGACTTAACAGCGAAGGTTTTGGCAAAGCAGGGCGAAAAGGGCGCTGACAAGTGGGATATTGTTGAGTTCCCAGCAATCATGCCGTCTGGTGAACCTCTGTGGCCTGAGTATTGGAGCTTAGACGAACTTAACGGCGTCAAGGCGTCTATTCCAGTAGCCAAGTGGAATGCCCAGTATATGCAGAACCCTACTGCTGAAGAGGGTGCGATTATTAAGCGTGAATGGTGGAATATTTGGGAAAAAGAAGACCCGCCAGCGTGTTCATATATTATTCAAAGTTACGATACAGCCTTTAGTAAGGGTGATCGTGCTGACTACAGTGCTATTACGACTTGGGGTATATTTCTTGAGGAAGAAAGTGGCGAAGAACACATTATTTTGCTTGATGCGGTTAAGGGGCGTTGGGAGTTTCCTGAATTAAAGGAACAGGCCAATGATATGTACCAAGAGTATGATCCTGACATGGTTTTGATAGAGCAAAAGGGTTCTGGTATGCCTTTAACGCAGGAATTACGGCGTATGGGCATACCTGTAACGCCATTTACACCTAGCAGGGGCGCTGATAAGTTTACGCGCATGCACTCTTGCGCACCTGTGTTTGAGAGCGGCATTGTTTGGTGTCCTGAGACTAACTTTGCTGATGAGGTTATGGAAGAATGCGCTGCATTTCCGCATGGTGAACATGATGACTTGGCGGATTCGATGACACAGGCTATACTGCGTTTTAGGCAGGGCGGTTTTATCGTGACCAGAACTGACTATAATGATGAAGATGAATACAGTTACAATAGGCGCAGAGAATACTATTAGGAGCAATATAATGAAAACAGAGTCGGCTTCACGCCCATACAACCGAAAAACAAAAGCTAAAGCTACTGCGCGTAAAAAATTAAAAAAACGCGCTGATGAAGAATATAATCGTAAAGACAGCAAAATTGGCGAAGGCGATATTTACACTGGTATATATGAAGGTGGTGAATACGCTGATTCTAGTTCCCAAGGTTCAAGAGAATTAAGGAAATTGTTAGATGAGGCTGAAGCTGGGCGTGTTAAAAAATATAAACGCGGTGGTGCTGTGAAGCCTGATTTTTTAGATTTAGACGGTGATGGTAATACGTCTGAGCCAATGAAGAAAGCTACGAAAAGAATGGCAAAGGGCGGCGCTGTTTCTACTGAAACAGATGGTGTAATGCAGGAGCATTATCGTCAGCCCGTAACTGCGCCAATGAAGGATGAAAACTCAGGTTTTTCCCGTGGTGGTGGAGCGGCATTGCGCGGCACAAAGTTTCGTGGCGTAAGATAATGTCTAAGGGGTATTATGTTAACTGTCCTATTGTGACAGTAACTAAAGAGGTTGAGGCAGATTAAGTTGACGCTCCGTTTTCCTCCCAGCGGCTTACGTCAACGGTTCCCGATTTCTGTCCTTTCGTTGGTAGAGCTTTTCTGCCTCAACGCTAAAATAGGAATATAATATGGCTTTTATAGATCGTGATTCTGGTCCGGGCGGCATTCCTGAAATGCCTATGTTGCCTGAAGAAAACGTTTTGGCTAACATTCCTGAATTACCGCAACAACCCGGTGTTTTTGAGTTTGATGACGGCAGTGCGATAGTGGGGGATTACGACGATGGAATGGGCGTTGCTCCAACTGTTGCTTTTGATGGCAATCTTGCTGATGTTATTGATAGTTCTGTTCTTGGGCGCATTTCTTCTGATTTGGTTGGTTCGATTGAGGACGATTTGTCTTCCAGACAGGATTGGGAAGACACGTACAAGCAGGGTTTAGAATTTCTAGGCATGAAGACTGAAGAGCGCACAGAGCCTTTTGAGGGTTCGTCAGGCGTTGTTCATCCATTGCTGGCAGAAAGTGTAACGCAGTTTCAAGCGCAAGCGTATCGTGAGCTTTTACCTGCAAATGGTCCTGTCAGAACGCAAGTAATTGGTGCGCAGAACGAAATGCTGGTTAAGCAAGCAGAGCGCGTCAAAGATTACATGAATTACCAGATTACCTATGAAATGGAAGAATATGATCCTGAGTTGGATCAGATGTTGTTTTATCTGCCTGTTGTTGGCTCTACGTTTAAGAAGGTTTACCGTGATCCACTAAAGCAACGCGCTGTTAGTAAGTTTATTCACGCAGAAGACCTTATTGTTCCTTACGGCACACCTGATTTGGCTAGTTCGCCACGCATTACGCACCGTATTTCGATGGATTCTAACGAGGTTAGAAAGCTGCAACTTGCTGGCTTCTATAGGGATATAGATATTCCTAGTGACGGCAGTTATGGCGAACAAATAAATGAAGTGCAGGAGTCAATTGATGACATACAGGGCGTACATCCGTCTAATGCGTCATCAGACCTGACACTTTATGAGGTTCACACTGATTTAGACATTGAGGGCTTTGAAGACATTGGTATGGACGGTGAGCCTACAGGTTTAAAGCTACCGTACATTGTTACCATTCTGGAAGACACGAACGAAATACTGTCTGTTCGCCGTAATTACCCAGAAGACGATCCTATGAAACGTGCGCAGAAATACTTTGTGCATTACAAGTTTTTGCCCGGTTTGGGTTTTTATGGATTGGGTCTGACGCATATGATTGGCGGCTTGGCTATGGCGTCAACGTCATTGCTGCGTCAGCTTATTGATGCTGGTACTTTGGCTAACTTGCCAGCGGGTTTTAAGGCCCGTGGTGCGCGTATTCGCGATGAAGACAGCCCGATACAACCGGGAGAGTTCCGCGATATTGACGTAGTTGGTCAGACATTGCAGGCGTCTTTGATGCCATTGCCGTTTAAAGAACCATCTGGCACGTTGTATAACCTCTTGGGTACGCTGGTAGATGCTGGTCGCAGGTTTGCATCTATGGCTGACATGAAGGTTGGTGAGATGAGCGGTGAAACGCCCGTTGGCACCACTATGGCGATTATGG